TAATGCTATAACATTGCAAAGCGAAAGTGGAACTGCTTTAACAATACCAAATGCTTCTACTAATGTAATTTTAGAAGGAGAATTATTTTTAAAAGATGGTAAAGATTTAGTGTTAGGTAATGATAGTGATTTAGAACTTAAATTTGATGGAAGTCATAGTTATTTGAAAAACAAGACTGGAAATTTTTATTTTCAACAACACGCAGATGATAATGACATTGTATTTCAATGTGATGATGGTAGTGGAAATGTTACACAATATTTAAGATTAGACGGAGGAGATAAAAGACTTTATATGTTTAATACCCGTATGCAAATTCGTGATGACGGAACATTGCATTGGGGTAGTGCAGCAGCACACGGAATATTATCTTGGGATACTGGTAGAGCAATAGTTACAGCAACTGGAGCAAACAATTTAGATTTAAAAGCAGCAAGTGGTTATCAAGTAGTAGTAAATGAAACTCAAAGTAATGTAGATTTTAGAGTAGAAAGTGATACAAATGCTCATTTATTATTTGCTGATGCAAGTTCTAATAGAATTGGTATTCTTCGTTCATCCCCAAATGCAACTCTTGATGTTGCTGGTATAGGTCAATTTAGAGGAACGTCTAGTGAAGCTGTTAATTTATATTTAGGACAATTAACGGATAATAGTGCGTTTATGTATGAGTTTAGCACATACGACGATGCAGGTGGTATATTAAACACTGGAGACCATTTACAAATTAAATCATATCGTTGGGGACAAGATATATCTTTTGCTAGAAACGGACAAGGTGGAGCAGTTCCAACAGCAAGATTTTTTAATAGTGCTAGTACTGGTTATTTTGATTTATATAAAGCAACAGACCCAACTAACAACGCTAATTATGAAACAAGAGTTAGGTTAAATGTCAATGGCGATAGTTATTTAAACGGAGGAGAAATTGGAATAGGAACAACAAATCCTAGTGCAAAACTCCACGTACAAGAAAGTGGAACTGGACATGGTTCAGGTGGTATTATAACTCAAACTACTGCTCAAAATGGTAATGCTGGTATAAGATTTAGAACAGACTCAACTGATAGATGGGCAATAACAACTATTGGAACTAATGGGGCAGATTTAAGGATTCGAGACGCAGATGCGGGTACTGAAAGATTTAAACTACACTCAGACGGGTTAGTAAGAAGTTATGGTAATCATGTTTTTGGAGCAGAAAATTCTAATTCAAAAGCATACATAAGAGCAAACAATGGTTATTCCGCAGCTTCAACACCTGATTATACTTGGTGGTACAATGACACTTGCGGTATATTTCACCCTGCTGCAAATACGATAGGATTTAGCACAGCAAGTAATGAAAGATTTAGATTATCATCTGATGGTGATTTTAAATTTACAGGGACTAATAGTAATTTTGAAAGTGTGTTATCTGGTGGTAATACTTACTATATGTTATCTGGAACGGCTACTCAAAGAATAGAATTTAGAAATACATCTACCAATGCTAATGGTTGGATAGGAATACCAAGTTGGAATACAGATGCTTGGCACGAATATTTACCAACTTCAAATGGTAATGAATTAGGATATATTTATGAAAGTTCAGCACATCATTATTATAGAGCATTTGTTGTTAATAATGGACAAGGTGATTACGATTTTACTGTTAAAGGAAATAGTAATTCAAATTTAATTAAAACAGACGCTGGTAATGATAGAGTCGGAATAGGAACTGCATCACCTGGAGAAAGGTTGCACGTAGATGGTAGTATAGAATTTGCACATAGAAAATACAATACTGGAAATGTAAGTGTTGCTGGAGCTGGAGAATTAAACTCTGTAGCAGTTCCTTTAAGTAGTGAACTAGGTACAACTTTAAATGTAAATTATCAATACAAAATTACTTTAAATACTATTGGTACTGGTACAGATACTGGAGCTGTATATATTTTAACTTACAATCAGGATGGAGGTGCTTGGAAATTACATCTTGTATCTAGAAATGGTAGCAGCTCAAATCATCCTCTTGCTTTAGTGTCTGGTAGTAATTTAAAAGTATATCACAATCATAGTGGAACATATAATATTCGTTACTTTATAGAATTTTGGGATATGGCAGCAGACGATGGAACTTTACATGGTTGGGGTTCTGATTTTATGTGGACAAGAGATGTTAATACATTGTCTTATACTGATGGTAAAGTTGAAGCTGATATAGATTTAGGAAGCGGTAGCAATACAATTAAAAAAACTTTTGCTACAAATAATTATCCAGCTGTAACTGTACATTCTTCAGGAACTGGAGATTCAGGAGCAGCAATAGCAATACAACAAGCAACTAGTGAAGGTGATACTATTATATTTGCTGACTTTGAACCGCACGTAGAGTGGGGTATAAGTGCAGAAAATGGTGCTAATAGAATTGATTTTACTGGAGGTTCAAGTAGTCCAAGTTTAGGAACAAGAACATTTAAAAATAATTCTGGTAATGATAGAACTGCTTATAGAAAAATGAGCGTTAGACTAGATAATGGTAATGTAGATATTGCTGGTAATTTAACAGTAGCTAATGGTAGTGCTTATGTTGGAGATAGTACATCTGGAGTACTAAGCACAGGTTCTTGGATAGGAGATTTAGGAAGCAATGGTTGGGAAAGAGTTTGTGGAGTACAACACGATGGTGGTGTATTTAGTATTGTAGAAAAGAATGCACAAATTAGTACTATTGTAGATGGTAGTTATTTTGCTTATGAAGCTGGTACTAATCAAGGTGGAGGTTTTTATAGTAGCTCAGATAGTAGTTATGCTAATGCTACTGGTATTGTTGCTAGTGGTGGAACATTGTATGTTAAACAAGCTGATGGAAGTAATGCTAGTTTATTTGTTACAGGAGATATAATTTTAAATTCAGGTTATATATCTGGACAAGGAAATGATTTACAATTAAGAAGAACTACCAATAGTGATGATAGAATTGTTATAGAAGCATCAGAAACAAAGATTTATGGAGATGCAGTAGAAAGAGTAAGATTTGGTAGTTATGGTATTAGAAATGGATATAGTGGTAGTGAAGGTGGACCAGTATATAGTTTTAAAGATGATACTGATACAGGATTATGGCGTTCTGCTTCAAATACATTAGCTGTAACTACTGGTGGAACTAATAGAATGAAATTCCAATCAGATGGTAAGATTGGTGTAAATGGAGATACATCTGATGCATTTTTTAGAATTAATAATACTTCAAGTCAAAATGGATTAAAAATTATATCTACTGCAGCAAGAGGTGCAGCAAGATACGCTTTACATATTGACGACAATGATACTAACGGAAGAGGAAGTGTTGTAATAGATAGTGCTAGTGGTACTGGTTTAAAAATTAACACGCAAAATGATAACTGGCTTATGGAGTTAGTTGCAGTAGATGGTGGTGGAAGTCCAGCAAGGGCTTGTGGAGTAAGAATGCAATCATTTGAAGGTAGAGCTAATGGACATTATCATTTTGATGAAGATTATGACCACGAATGGTTTAGTGGAAATAGATACGCTGGTAGTATGGATACTTGGCAAGTAGGCTATAGAGCTAATAGTTCAGATGGAAATACTCCTGATTATATAGATAAAGCAAGAATACTTGTTAATGGAAGTGGAGATTTGCACGCAGATGGCGATGTAATAGCTTATTCATCAACTATTGGTTCTGATATAAAACTTAAAAAGAATGTAAAAGATATTAACTATGGATTAAAAGATGTGCTAGATATAAGAGCAGTAGAGTTTGACTGGAAAGAAAAAAGAGAAGGTAAACACGATATTGGATTTATAGCACAAGAAATAGAAAAAATTATACCTGAAGTAGTAAATGAAGTAAAAACTATTGGAGAGGGAGCTGAAGAAGGCGACACTCATAAAGTAGTAGATTACGCTAAACTTACTTCGGTATTAATAAAAGCAGTACAAGAACAACAACAACAAATTAACGAACTTAAGGAGAAGTTAAATGTCTAAAGTAATAAGTGCAGTAGAAGCTGTAGAAGAATCATCAAAAATGGTTTCAATTAAACATACTAGAGTTATGAAGAATGCGAATGGTAACGATGTTACTGTTTTGGATTATGAAGAACAAAAAAGTGTTGACAGTGCTATAGCAGACGCAGAAGCTCAAAAAGCTAAATTAGAAGGTATGCTAGAAGACGTAGAAGCTGAATTAGTAGAATACAACGCAATTAAAGACGCTGAATAATAATGGGCGTTACAGTAGGAAGTACTAATGTAGGATTGTTTAGTACAGGTTCAGCAGTAGGTGAAGCTACTGTTGTTCAGGAAACAGCAGACATTAGTTTAAAAGGATTGTCTACTGGTGGAGAAGGTATGACCTTTGCAGCAGATGGTGGACCTGGAGATACTTTTGAAAAGATTGGTGGTACTAATAGTGCATTTCAATCTACTCAAGCAGATATTACAGCATCTCAAGTAGCGGCTATAGAACAAGCTCCGTATAAAATGTCTGAGCTTATAGGCGGAGAACACGTTGCTGGTGGAGGTCCTGGTCGGTGAAGGGATACGCATATGCAGCAAATTATACAATTAAAGAAGATTGTATTATAGACGAAGCTACTGGGTGGGATGTAATGTCTACCTGGGAAACTCCTATTATGCAAAAACACGCTGATATTGTATGTGCTAATGGTGGACATATATTAGAATTTGGTTTTGGTATGGGAATTAGTGCTGGTTTAATACAAGAAAAAG